ATGACGGTCACGGTGAACTACTACCGGGTGGCGGCGAACGGTATCTTGCCGCTGCTTGAGATAAACCCGCTCCTCGGATTGCGAAAAATCATGGGCATTAACGTGTTGAACATTCCTGATGATGTGACGAGCCTTATATTATGAACACGAATGTGCTGTCCGTGCTCAGGGCGAACGCCCGCGAGCAGGCCGAAAACTATCTGGATCAGTTGCCGCCGTTGATGATGTGGGGCGACTTTATTTTCCAACTCAGCACCCTGGCCTACAGCAAACTGAGCCTGAGCGACTCGTGGACCTGGACGGCTCAGGGGCGCATCGGTAAGCCCGACCTGCTGCAATACACCGGTAAAAAAAGGCCGACGCTCAAATTCGACTGCGAGCTCTACGCGACACTGGTCAACCCTTCATTGCTGACGATGGCGCTGACAAAATACGGACTGATTAACGATGTTTCTGATGATCCGGTCGAGCAGTTGCGCCTGCAGGCGAGCATGAAAACCCCGCTGATGCTGGTGGCGGGCACGGGCAAGGTGATGGGGTTTTGGGTGATGACGGAGCTCAGCCAGGTGATTGATGAGTTTCGCCCGAACAGCCAGGCGAAGCACCAGACCATTACCCTGAGCCTGCAGTATTACGGTGAAAGGCTGGCGGACGGGCAAACCGTGCCGGAAACCCTGTCACTGGGGTTCAAGGACAAGGACACCAAGCTCCGTGAGGCCCTGAAAACGATGAAAAAGGTGATCAGCGGGGTGTTCGATGGATGATTATGTGCTGGCGGATTTATCACGGCGCGTGGCGCGCATGATCCGGTTCGGCAATGTGGTGGCAGTGCAGGTCAGCCCGCCGCGTTGCCGGGTGACATTCGGCAGCGACCCGGTGTCGGGTCAGGTACATCAAAGCGATTGGCTGCGGCTGGCCGGTCTGGCCGACGACGGTGTCAGCGTCTGGGCGTTGCCGGCAATGGGGGCTTCGGTGCTGGTGCTAAGCCCCGGCGGTGAAACGCGCGCCGGCCTGGTGTTCCCGGCCGGTTTTACCGACGAACGGGCGCCGCCGTCGGACAATCCCGGTGACTATCTTGTTCGTTTCGGCAACGGTGCCACGGTCGGGTACAGCCCGGCGGCCAATCTCATGAACATCAGTCTGCCCGAGGGCGGCAGGCTGGTGTTGGGCGGCGATCTGGAGGTGGACGGTGAGGTGCGTGATAAAACCGGCACCCTGCAGCAGATCCGCGACACCCACAACGGGCACACCCACAATGAAAACGGCGACGGTGGCGGCGTCACCGATCCGCCGAACCAGAAAATGCAGTCAGAGGAAGAGCCCGACCAGTGAGTCGGGTTTTTTAATGGTGATGTTATGCAGGGAATGAGTCGAGAGACCGGTAAGCCATTGTCGGATATTGATCACATCCGTCAGTCCGTTCAGGACATTCTGAGCACCCCCGTCGGCACTCGCGTGATGCTGCCTGGCTACGGCAGCAACCTGATTTACCTGGTTGACCATCCCGCCGATCGCACCACCACCATTCGGGTGGTGATGGCTGCCGCCGGTGCACTGGCTCGCTGGGAGCCGCGCATTGCGATTAACAGCATTGACGTGCTGCAGGTCGGCAATGGGGTCATCCGGCTCCGCATTCATGCCACGGACGTTGAAAATCAGCATGCAGTTCTGCTGGAGAATATCGAACTATGAGTGACGTTATCGATCTGAGTCAATTACCGCCGCCCGCGGTCATTGATATGCCGGCCTTCGAGGACCTGCTGGCGCAGCGGCTGGCTGAGTTGCAGGCCCTTGACCCGGTATTTACTGCACTGCTGGACAGTGACCCGGCGGTCAAGCTGCTGCAAATCAGCTGTTATCGCGAGATAGTCAATGTGGCCCGCACGAACGCCGGGGTGCTGGCCACGCTGCTGGCGTATGCAAAGGGCGCAGACCTCGATCAGCTTGGCGCCAATTTTGACATTTACCGGCTGGTTATCACGCCGGCGGACAATACCACCATCCCGCCGACTGAGGCGGTCATGGAAGGGGACGACGCGTTTCGCCTGCGTATCCGGCTCAGCTGGTACGCACGGAATACGGCAGGTTCAATACAGGCGTATGAGTATTTTGCGCTGTCGGCCGACGGCGCGGTGCTCGATGCAAAAGCCTATGGGCCACAGGAAGATGATGCGATTGCCCCCGGCCACGTCGAGGTGTATGTGCTGAGTAATGACGGTGGCGGGGTACCTGCCCAGGCGCTGCTTGATACCGTTGATGCCGCGCTCAACGCCGACTTTATCCGCCCGCTGACCGATTATGTCGTGGTGAAGGCGGCCACTCTCATTGAGTATGCTGTGACGGCCACGCTGATAATCGGCAGCGGGCCGGATGCGCAGACGGTGATGGAAGCGGCGAAGGCGGCCATGCAGCGTTATGCCGACAGCGTTCACCGGATTGGCGTGCCGCTGTCGATAGCCGGGGTCTATAAAGCCCTGAAACAGCCGGGTGTTGAGGACGTGACGCTGACGGAGCCGCTGGAGACCATCGATGCCGGGACCGGTGAAGCGACATACTGCACAGCCATTACCCTGACGACGTCCTTCGCGTCGACGCTGGGCGCGAAGCCGGAGGGGCTATGACATTTCGCACACTACTCCCGCCCAATGCCACGCAGCAGGAGCAGGCGCTGGAAATCGCCATGAGCCACGTCGGCGATGTCCTTTTTGATATTCGCGACGTCAAAAACCCCGACAAATGTCCCGCCGATCTATTGCCCTGGCTGGCGTGGGAGTTCGGTGTTACCTGGTGGGATGATGCGTGGACGGAACAGCAGAAGCGCGATGTCATCAAAAGTGCTGCTTCGGTCAATAAAAAGCGCGGTACTCCCGGTGCAGTCAAACAGGCACTGGCATCTGTCGATCGCCTGATTGATGTCATCGAGTGGTTCAGGGATATCCCGCAGGGCGAGCCGTACACCTTTCGGGTGGTGGTCCACGGCAACAGCGTCGGTACCGACGAGCTGCAGGATATCTTCAGCCACATCAGCGATGCCAAAAACGCCCGAAGCTTCCTGAGTGACATCACGGTGACTCCTGAGGCGGTGTATGGGGCCTGTTATATCGGCGGGGGGATCGTTACCCGCCAGTCTGTCACGATAAAAGCGAAGAGACGAGACGAGTTGATATGAGTGATTACTATGTACTGGTGACTGATGCCGGCGCCGAGCTGGAAGCAGCGGCGCATGCCGCAGGCGAGTCGGTCGAACTGTCCGGATTTGGTGTCTGTGACGGCAGCGTCGATTTTACGCCGGATCCGACGTTGACCGCTTTTGCGAATGAAGTCTACCGAGGCTCCATCAGTGCACTGGATGTCAGCGCTGACGACCCGGCGGAGATTGTTGCTCAGTGCATCATTCCGGCGGACAGTGGCGGCTACACCATCCGCGGCGTAGCGATTTACGCGTCAGACGGGACACTGTATGCGGTGGGTAATTATGCCGCCCAGGATAAACCCGCGCCGGCCAGCGGTTTTGCAGTGTCGCTTGAGATCCTGGTCATGCTGGCGCTTTCCGCTACCACGGACGTGACGCTGGTGGTGACGGATACGGCTTATCTGACCGAAAAGCAGGCCGACACGCTCTACCTGCGGCAAGATAAAGACCTCGGTGAAATCGCAGAGGGAGGTGATGCGGCACAACAATCCGCGCAAAAAAATCTGGGGCTTGTTTCTTACGGTATAGCCCCCACGCTTTCGGCTCAAACCGGCGTGGACCTCGACACACTGCAAACTTATGGGATTCATGTTGTCAGCAATGTGACAAATGGCCCGTTTGATGGCGATATCGGGGCGATGTTCATTAATGTATCGACGTGGCAGTCCGGCACTGGCATTGAAGGGTATCGCATTACCCAGGAAGTTATTGGTTACGGCCAAAGTGCCAGCACGGCCAACCGTGTTGCCCGCCGGACATTCGATGGCACGGTGTGGACGGCGTGGGATGAATACTATTCCGAAGCCCACAAACCCACAGCCGCAGACACCGGCGCACTGCCGATTACCGGCGGGACAGTGACCGGCGACCTGTCAGTGATGGGAAAAGTCACACTCAGCGACAAGCCCCTCGAAGTGGGTAGTCAGACGATTG